AAAGAGTACCTTAAAGACTACAATGTAACGGAGGAAACCCTCAATGAAGTCTTCACTCTTAATTCAAAGTACAACAAAGTTGTTGAAGAGAATGAGGATATTTCCCGTAATGTTCATTGGCGTATTAAAAAGTTTAGTTGGGACAATTTATTTAATTACGGAGAAGGCAACTCTATTGATTTTGATAAGTTGTCTGGCACTGTTGGAATTTTTGGCAAGAACTACAGTGGAAAGTCTAGTGTTATTGATGCATTACTTTATACAATCTATAATAACACCTCTAAAAATATTAGAAAAACATACAACATTATCAATCAAAACAAGGATTATGGATCTGGTTTGGTGGAGATTGAAGCTAACAATAAAACTTATAAGATTAGTCGCAGATCAGATAAATACGTTAAGAAGCTTAAAGGCAAGGTTACAAACGAGGCTAAAACACAAGCGGACTTTGACTATGTGGACCAAGTATCGGGCGAAGTCGGCTCTCTAAATCAGACTGCCAGAGGCAGTACAGATAAAGCAATTCGTAATGTGTTTGGAGATTTAGATGATTTTCTAAACACCTCGATGTCTTCTCAGCTTGGTGCCCTATCTTTTATTAGCGAAGGCTCAACTCGTCGTAAGGAGATTTTAGCAAAGTTCCTTGACTTGGAGTTCTTTGAGAGGAAGTTCAAGTTGGCAAAAGAAGACGCGTCTGATTTACGTGGTGCGCTGCGCAGAATTCAAGATGTTGATTATGATGATGATATTAAAAAGACGAAAAATGATATCTTCAAGGCCGGCGCAGCAGTGGCAAAGCAAAAGAATCACTGTTCCGACCTAAAAGAAGATTTAATTTCAATTGAAGAAGTTATTGCCGAACTAGAGAAAAGCTTGTCGCAGATATTAGAGAAGCCCATATCTATTCGTAAGGTTAGAAAAGACTTGGAGTCTGTTGGTCAAAATAAAAAAGTTTTGAAAAATAAAGTTAGGAGCCTAACAAAAGAAATTAAAAAGAAAGAAGAATTTCTAAAAAAAGGCGAATCTTTGTTAGGATCAATCGATATCTTAAGTTTGAGCAAAAAGAAAGAAGAGGCTGATGAACTACAAGATCGAGTAGAAAGATTGCTCCGTGAACAAGAGAAGCAAGAAAGAGAAAAAGAAACGAGTCTTCGACAAATTAAAATATTAACTGATATCCCATGTGGTGACAAATATCTTACTTCATGTAAATTCATTAAAGACGCATACGGCGCGAAACAAGATTTAACAATCACACAAAAGGTCTTATCAGAGGTCGAAAGTAAACTAAAGTTAAAATCAGGTGAGTTGTCTGATATTGACGTTAGTAAAGTTAGCAAGACAATCAATAACTGGAATCAGTTAACCCAAAAGATAAAGGATGAACAAAACAATGTGGCTAACCTAAGTTTAGATCTAGAAAGGGCCAATGTAGCTATCCAAAAGTTGGAAAGTGAGATTGAGCGACTAAACGAAACGGCAGATTATTATGAAGAACACAAAGAAGTATTAGAAAATATGGAGAAAGTTGTCTCCGAGTTAGAGTTGGCCAAAACTAATAAAGAAAGGACTGAACAAGAATTGCATGATTGTGAGGAACGAATTTATCAACTTGTTGGCAAAGAGGGCGCTTTGGAACAAAAGCTACAAAATTTAAAGGATCTCAAAGAGGAAAGGTTCCGGCTGAACACAGAGTATTCAGCGTATGATCTTTTTATGAGATGTATGCACTCTAACGGTATTGCTTTTGATGTTATTAAGAAGGCTCTACCAGTTATCAATACAGAAATTGCAAAAGTGTTGTCAAACATTGTTGACTTTGAGGTTTTCTTTGAAAATAGCGAGAATAAGTTGAACATTTTAATCAAGCACCCAAAACACGATCCGCGCCAGCTTGAAACTTGTTCAGGGGCAGAGAAAACACTTGCTGCCGTTGCTATTAGAATTGCTCTACTAAACGTAAGCAATATGCCAAAGAGTAACTTGTTTATTCTTGATGAACCGGGCACTGCTTTAGATGCTGAGAATATGGAGGGTTTTGTCAGAATCTTGGATCTTGTAAAGGGATATTTTGATGTTACTTTACTAATTACTCATATAGAGAGTTTAAAAGATGTTGTCGATATGACAGTTGAAATCTCTAAAACAGATGACGGATACGCATTTGTTAATCAATGAGGAATAAAAAATGTGTGGATGTGATAATTGTAAATGTGAGAAAAACTGCGGCTGCGATTGCTGCTGCGGTTAATTATAACCAGAGAGGATAAAATGGTGGCAGCAGTAAAAGCATTTGCCGATAGGCACTTAGAAAGATTTGTATCAAAGAAACTTTTGGTATGGCTAACAACAACAGGACTACTTCTTGCTGATAAAGTAGATTCCGAGCAATGGGTGATCATTGCTTCAGCATATGTCGGTACACAGGGCTTCGTTGATGTTGTAGCCCGTTTCAAAGGTAAATAATGACTTGGCTAACAGCTAAACATATTTTAAAGAAAATTTGGACTTACATAAAAAACTATTGGTGGGCAGGAGCTTTAATAATAATTGGCTTTGTCCTCCATAAGTTTTTTGTAAAAGACAAGGATTATTTCAGAAGTCTTTACGAAGGCAAGGTTAAACAGAACGAAGAAGAAATCAAAGTTCTGAATGAAGCCCACGAAGAAGAAGTTAAAGAGAAGCTTCGCGCACAGCACGATTTTAAGCTTGCCGTTGATGCATTTAGTGAGATGAAAAAAGAAAAAGGCGAGCAAATTAAGCGACAAGAAAAAAGGCGTATCAAGGAAATTATTGAGATGCCCGACAATCTACGCCTGCATGTCTTAGCTGACGAATTTGGCCTAGAGATTGTTGAGGTGGTTGACGAATGAAAACCACAGCAACAATTTTATTAATAACTTTTATGCCAGTTTTTTGTTTTGCTAATGGGAAAATCGCAGCAATAAAAAAAGGCCAAAAAGCGCCTTTTGATGGTATTTTGCTAGACAAGAGAGCAGAAGCTACAATGGCAGCAAAAAGGGAAAGCGCTGTCAAGATCTGCGAATTGAACAAAGATTTTTCAGTAAAAAAGATTACAGCCGAATGCAATTTTGAAAAAAGATTAGTCATAATCGAGAGAGACACGGGCAAAAAAAAGTTTCATGAACTCATGAAGCTTAAGAACGCCGAAGTAAAAAGATTAGAAGAAACAGTTAAAAATTCACAAAAACCAGACTATACTAAGCTATGGTTTGTTGGCGGTTTTATAGCCGGTGTTGGAATGTCCATCGGAATCTTTTATGCCGCCGCACAGGCAAGTAAATGAAAAAAGATCCAAACTACATTGCAGGTTTAGAGAAAGCGGTTAGAAAAAAGTATGGCGAGGAAGCAATTAAGAATCCCGCGTCACATTGGACACCGGAAAAAGAAAAAGAGTACATCAACCAATTAAAAAGTGCATCTTCACGCGAAGAATCTAATAAGGTTGAAACCGATAGTGGATTTTTATTAGAGGAAAAACTAATTAATATTAGTAAAGTAGAAACTTGTAATAAGTGTGAAAGCAAAATAAGCACTGTAAATGATAAAATTTATTTTAGTAAGTTAAGTGTTTGTGAAAAATGTTATATACTATATTATGAGAATCGTTAAAGAGGAACTTTTATTATGGCAAATATTTACGATCTAGCAGTTGCAATCTCAAACGTTATGGCACAAAAAGGATATGACGGCTCGGGTGCAGAAATTGGACTAAAAAGAGAAAAAGGAGATCCTATTCTCGATTCTAGAGTTATGGACGGCTTTTCGGCCAGAGTTCATGGAAATCAACTAATAATCAATTATCATTCAATGATGTCGCCAAAAGACTTTCACCGTAAAAAAGACCCAGCTAGAGCTTTGAAGCAAGACCTGAAAGAAATGTTCGATAACATTGAAAAATTCTTAAAATCAGAGGTTGCCAAGCTAAAAGTTGGAGGTTTAAGAATAAAGCAGGTTGGTGAAGACGATGCGCTTATTCAATACCTTAACAGGGGAAGATATAATTGCGTTGCAAAAAGAGTTTATGACATTATGGGCACCGGCGCCGAAACTGTAAAAGGTGAGCCACAGCGAAAACACAAAGAAGACGCGATTAAATCTTTTGTAAAAGAGCACTCAATTTTTAATATTGGTAATAAGATTAATAAAATAAGAAATGTTTAATGGGTCACAAGTTAACAAAAGCACAGCTAAAGCGAGAACTGCTTAAATGTGGTCGTGATCCCGTATATTTTATTAATAATTATGTAAAAGTTGCCCACCCAATGAAGGGACTAATCCCTTTTAATCTCTATCCGTTTCAAGAGACATGTGTAGGTGACTTTAAAGACCATCGCTTTAATATAATTTTAAAAGCTAGGCAGTTAGGCATGTCTACGACAACAGCCGCTTATATTAGCTGGCTAATCTTATTTCACAGGAATAAAAACGTCGTTGTAATGGCAACTAAGTTAGCTACTGCATCCAACTTAGTTAAAAAAGTCAAACTGGCGATGAAATCTCTACCAGAATGGATGATAATATCAAAAATTACTATTGATAATAGAAACTCTTTTGAATTAGACAATGGCTCGCAAGTTAAATCTATTTCAACATCTGGAGATGCCGGTCGTTCAGAAGCGTTGTCTCTATTGGTGATTGACGAGGCTGCAATTATTGAGGGATTAGATCATTTGTGGGCTGGTTTGTATCCAACACTATCAACTGGTGGTGATTGTATTATTTTATCAACTCCAAAAGGCGTGGGTAACATGTTTCACAAGCTCTATTCAGAGGCAGAACAAGAGTTAAATGATTTTAATCCAATAAAATTGCCTTGGGATGTACACCCAGAGAGAGACCAAGCATGGTTTGAAAAAGAAACGCGGAATATGAAGAAAACAGAGATTGCCCAAGAGCTTCTCTGCAACTTTAATATGTCAGGTGCCACTCTTGTAGATGGAGACGATTTAGAGTATATCTTTAAAATGTGTTCAAAGCCAAAATATAAGACAGGCTACGATAGAAACTTGTGGATTTGGGAGCAGTTTAACTCAGAGGGGTCATATTTTCTAGTAGCTGACCCAGCCAGAGGAGATGGGGCTGACTATTCATCAATACAGGTCTTTGATTCAAAGACAATGAATCAGGCAGCGGAGTATCAGGGTAAACTACCTCTAGACATGTTCGCCAATTTGATAATGGACGTGTCAAAAGAGTACGGAAATTGTCTAACAGTGGTGGAAAACAACTCAATAGGCTTATCTGTAATTACCAAACTTAGAGAAATGGGCCATCCAAATCTGTATTGGAGCAGAAAAACTAGCCACGAACAGGTGGATAGTCTTTTAGCAGAGGAACAATCTGGTGTGGTATGCGGATTTACAAACACTGTTAAGACAAGACCTTTAATTATAGCCAAGTTAGAAGAATTTATTAGAAATAAAGTTGTAAAAGTAAATTCTTTAAGACTGGCTAACGAATTAAAAACTTTTATTTGGAAAGACGGCAAGGCCCAAGCGATGCGCTCTTATAATGACGATTTAGTGATGGCATGTGCCATCTCTTGTTGGATTAGAGATACAGCGCTAGTTGCGAATGCAAGAGAGGCACAATACAGCGAAGCCATGGTGGCTGCGTTCACTACAAAAAGATCTACACTAAATACTAGTATAGCTGGTATGAAAAATACTGAACAAAGAGTAGTTATAAAGAATAATAATGAGAAAGTAATTAATTTACCTTTCTTTATAGGTTAAAAATAAATGGCACAGAATAATAGAAATCCTAAAAATAATCAGTCTGAATTGTTTAAGAGACTAACAAGGCTTTTCTCTGGTCCTATTGTAAATTATAGACAGCAGAATATCCGCAAAGATAGAAGGAAAAGGCTTGATAAATACGCTAGCACTTTTAGAACGGCTAGTGGTCAAGATTTTAAAAAGAAAAGTTATAATCCATACGATACATTAATGTCTGATGTGATTAAAAACATAAGCAGATCTGAAAGATATGCTGATTTTGATCAAATGGAATATACTCCAGAATTGGCGACATCTTTGGATATTTATGCAGATGAAATTACATATCACGATGGATTTCAAAAATTATTAAAAATTAATTGCACAAATCAAGAAATAAAAGAAATTTTGCACAGTCTTTATTACGACGTTTTAAATATTGAGTTTAATCTCTTTGGATACGCCAGAAGTATGTGTAAATATGGAGATTTTTATCTATATATGGATATTGATGATAATGTGGGGATCAAATCCGTTATTGGATTACCACCGCAAGAAATAGAAAGATTGGAGGGTGAGGATAAATCAAACCCAAACTATATTCAATATCAATGGAACAGCGGAGGCTTGACTTTTGAGAATTGGCAAGTTGCCCACTTTAGAATTTTAGGAAATGATAAATTTTCCCCTTACGGTACGTCAGTTCTCGATCCCGCTCGCAGAATTTGGCGACAATTAACAATGATGGAAGATGCTATGATGGCATACAGAATTGTTAGAGCGCCAGATAGAAGAGCTTTTTATGTAGACGTTGGCGGTGTTCCGCCCGAAGACGTTGAGCAGTTTATGCAAAAGGTCATGACGCAAATGAAGCGACACCAAGTAGTGGACTCTGACTCTGGTCGTGTTGATTTAAGGTACAATCCTGCGTCGATCGAAGAAGATTATTACATCCCAGTTCGTGGTGGAGCGTCTGGTACAAAAATTGAAAATGTCGGTGGCCAAGCTAGAACTAATGACATTGAGGATGTTAAATATCTTAGAGATAAAATGCTGTCTTCAATAAAAGTTCCAGCATCTTACGTAGTTAGGGATTCTGCCGCTGGAGCAACAGAAGATAAGAGCACTTTAGCACAAAAAGATATTCGTTTCGCGAGAACAGTACAAAGATTACAAAGATCAATTGTTAGTGAGTTGGAAAAGCTTGGCATTGTACACCTATACACATTGGGATACAGAGGTGAGGACCTATTATCTTTTAATTTAGCCCTTACAAACCCATCAAAAATTGCCCAGTTACAAGAAATGGAAAACATGAGAGTTAAGTTTGAAATTGCAAATAGTGCCGTGCAAAGCATCTTTAGCACAAGGTGGGTAAGCGAGAATGTCTTTAACATTTCTGAAGAAGAATACGTTAGAAACCAAAGAGAAAAATTCTATGACAAGAAAATTGAAGCTGCCACAGCAAAAATAGCTCAAGCAACTGTAGCTACTGGCGATGAAGCAGGTGCATTTGGCGGCGGCTTTGGTTTAGCTGGCGGCGAAGAAGATATTGCACCACCAGAAATAGGTGCTGAAGCACCAGCCGCACCAGCAACCCCTGAAGAGCCTGCCGCTGAAACCCCAGAGGCTCCAGCCGAAGATGAAGGTCTCTTAGTCACTCCCCCAGAACCAGCCGCAGGGGCAGGAAAACGAGACGTTGATGCCTATAAAGAGCCTTACAAAGTTACTGTTGCCACGTTGGACGGTGAAAAGACCACCACAAGCAGATCAAAAGGTAAATATTACAAACCAGTTACAACAGATAAAAGGGACATGGGCGCCAGAAGAAAAAATTATCTCTCTAAATCTGGCGTAGAACAAGGCGGGGTAAGAAAAAGCCACAAAGGATACCATGAATTAAAAAATGTTGGAAAAGGCATTATGCAAGAGTCAAATTCTAATTATAGTGACGAAGTGGAACGATCTGTGCTGATGGCCACAGATGAAATTAACAAGCTTATAGGCTCATTGGAGAAAAAAAAGAATGAAACTAAATCATAATAAGAAAAGAAATACCGCTTTTCTTTACGAAAGTTTAATAGCAGAATTAACAAAAAATTCTTTGAAGAATAATAAAGAAATGCAAGAAGCAATTATAAAAATCTTAAAGGAATATTTTGGCAAAACAAAAATTTTAGCAAAAGAGTTAAAGCTTTACAAAGAAATTTCTGAGCTAGATGGCTATGAAAAAAACATCGTTACAAAAATTGTTGAAGAAGCTAAAAAAAGAAGAGAATCTTTGGACGACAAAGAAATTTTTAATGAACAGACAAAATTAATAAACAGAATTAATAAAATTGTTGGCAAGGGAACTTATGACAACTTTGTCCCCAACTACAAAAATTTAGCTTCAATATACCAGATTTTTAATGATTCAACCCCAATAAAGGCCAAGGTGATCTTGGAGAGCAGCCTTATAAATCAAATATCGAAAACCAAGGCGGCGATTGAAGAGGCGACACCAAAGGTTAGTAAGGCTGTTTATAAGATTTTTACTAAAAAGTTTAATGAAAAATACGGTGAGCTTCTTGAAAACCAAAAAACATTGTTAAAACTGTACATTGAATCCGTTCAGGATCAAGGTCTAGAGTTACAAAGTTACATAAACGAGGAAATAAACTACATTCGCCAAGTGATTAATGAATTTTCTAACACGGAAGAGGGAAAAAGCCTTCATGAATCTGTTAAAAAAATAAAAGAGGAGCTTGATTCTTTCAAAGGGCAATATATTAGTGAGGACATTATTAAAAAAATTCTAAAAATGCAGTCTTTGACTGAGGAAATTAAAAATGGCTGATGATGTTAAAATAAAAATAGGTTCAGAGGTCTCTGTGGCTCTAAAAAAAGCCTTCAAGCCATTTAAGGTTGATGTAAAGTTCCCAACAACCATCAAATTAAATCTTCGTAGAGCTTTAAACGGCGATTATTTGATTTATGACCACCCGCTTTTTGATATTGTCATTATGCCCACCAAAAACAAGATTGTGTCGTTTAGAAAGAGGGATACCCAAATTGACCCGTATCCATCGCAGGATAAATACCTTGATTATCTAATGAGGTTAGGCATGATTGTACAGGATTCTATTCAAGGTGGGAATGTTTATGGATCTTTAGAGGCAGTTTATCCAATTAATGATAAGGTGGATACGATTCAAGCTCTTTTATTGGCCACATACAACTTCTTAAAGGACGAAAAGGAATTATTTGGCGCTGTTGAAGAGTTTGAAGAAGAATATGAAGATAGGCTACTCGACCCAGAGGCCGAAGATAGCACTGAACTGGGCGAAGTCCCACAAGCAGCTAAAAAGGGCAGCATTGATCCCAACTCACTTCCTTACGGTCTAATTTATAGGATATAAATGCAACTTATTATATTTATTTTAGCTTCATATGGGCTAACGCTAATTCTTTTGTACGGGTCGATTTTTAATCCTATTAGACCAAACAAAGGAAAAATTGGTGAATTGTTTAAATGCCCTCTGTGCATGGGTTTTTGGACAGGAGCATTTATACTTTTCATTTCCCAGTGGAGCGAACTATTTACCTATGAGGTTAACTTAACTAACGTTTTAATACTTGGGTGGTTAAGCTCGGGGACAAGTTACTTTTTAGATATGATCGTAGATGATTTTGGATTTAAAGTTACTCGGAGGAATAAAAATGGCTAAAGGTTTTAATCAATGGACAAACAACCACTGGATGTTACGCCCCCCAACTAATTGCTGTAAGGGATCTTAGCTCGGACGGGTAACGCCCGTTTTATAGGACTTAAATAAATGAAAATTAAAGTTAAAAGATATAAACAAATTGAGCAGATTGCCATGTTAGAGGCTGTCGAAAAGGTTTTATTAGAAAATTTAGAGCTTGGTGGCCAACAATTTAAAACAGCAATTCAAACACTAAAAGACGCCGGCCTCTCAGAAGAACTTCTAGATGGTGTAGAAAAAGCTGTGGCGCAAGCTGCCGCCGCCGTCGTAGCTGGCGATAATGTAACCGTTATGGAGGGTGAAGAATAATGTCTAAAACCCTTTTAAGAGAATACTATGCTTTATGTGAAGGTGGTGTATGTCAGGATCTTTTAACTGAAGATGAGAAAAGGTTTGTTAAAGAAGGCGGGATGATTTTAAGCGGCAAACTTCAAGAGGGCGACCGCCAAAACGGGAATGGCAGAGTTTATCCAACAGGCGTGCTTTCAAGAGAAATAGGTAATTATAAAGAATTAGTAAAAAACATGAGAGCATTGGGAGAACTAGATCATCCAGAATCGTCAATAATTAACCTTAACAACGTTTCTCACATAGTTCTAGATATTTGGATGGATGGAAAAACTGTCATGGGTAAATTAAAAGTCCTTGATACACCATCTGGAAAAATATTAAGGTCTTTAATTGAGGGCGGTGCACAATTAGGAATCTCGTCAAGAGGATTAGGATCTGTTGAACAAAAAGCCGGTCAAACAATGGTTCAGGACGACTTTCAATTAATTTGTTTTGATATTGTCAGCGATCCATCAACTCCCGGCGCGTACATGAGGGTTACAGAAAACAAAAACCCAGAATTACAAGAGACCCAAAGAAAAGAAAAAATCAATAAATTACTAAATGAGATTATTAATGAATAAGAGCGAACTAAGAAAAATAATAAAAGAGTGTATCAAAGAGATAATCTTTGAAGAGGGAATTGTTAGTGATTTGGTATCAGAGATAGCAGCCGGCTTTGTTAAAGCCAATCTTTTAGAAAGCAGGCAAGAAGAGCCACAACAGACCACAACTGAAAAAGTGGTAAGCCAAAAAAGAAAGCCAAAAAAAGAAAGAGAATCCTACAAACAAAATAAAAAAAGATTAAGTGAAACACTAACAAAAATGTACGGCGGCGTTGATCTTTTTGAAGGAACAACACCCGCACCAGCCCAAGGGGCTGACGGTAAAGCTGCACTGTCAAATGTGGATCCACGAGATAAGGGCGTGGATATTTCAAATATTCCCGGTATGAATAACTGGAAACATCTAATTAAATAAGAGGGTGATATGTCAACTTACAATTTACAAGTAAAAGCTAGAAGAAATGAGCCAGCCGAATCTTTAATTAAAAGATTCAACAGAAAAATTAAAAATTCTGGCATTATAAGAGAAGTAATGGACAGAAGGTATTACGATAAGCCCTCCGTCAAAAGACGAAAAGACAAAATCAAAAGAAAAAGAGTCTTAAGCAAATTAAGACAGGAGCAAAATAAACAATGAGTAATGGAAGAGGTTATTTTAAATACGCAGCCGGCTTGGGGCAAGTAGGCCAATATCAGTTAAGTGCTATACCATTTGCGACCGCCTCTTTTCTGGTCCCCGGTGGCGGTCACGCTGATGCGCCGCTTCAATTAGAGTTCGGCGGTGTTACTAGATTTTTTACCGTTATTAATACCCATAAAGGACAGAATGCCCCGTTAAGGGTTGGTTTTTCCTCACAGGGTGTAACAGGTAGTGGCGGCGATACTGGATTAGGAACTAAATATTTTATTCTTGATAATGGCGAATCATATACGGCAGAACTAAGAGTCACTAGCATATTTTTGATGGGTGATCTCGATGCAACAAACTCCTCTGCCTCTGTTATTGCTGGAATCACTGGAATTTCCCAGACTCACTTAACTGGCAACTGGTCTGGTTCCTTGGGAGTTGGATAAGAATGATCACTGGGATGGGCGGAAGGGGCGCCACAGTCTCCAGTAGGTCTGTTGGTAGACAAAACCTAGTTGACCGCGCAGGATCAAAACACTCTTTAATTAGAGCAGTTAGCGGAGAAGATGTTATTACTTGGATTGATGCAACAAACATCAATGATGCCATGGGTGCTGATATTACATCCGTTGAAACAATATCAGGTTACCAGCCAACAGTCGGAAACACCGCTCCAAAGGCAGAATATAATACTGTTTTAAGATCAACAGCTTATAACTTTGCTACCAACGACGGCGCTTATTTAAGATTTAATGGAGACGGCAATCTTTTCCCATCTGGGCTTAAAGCTGCCACTGGTGTTGTAAGGGTCACTTTTAATGATACGTCGGCTTATCACAGAGTTTTTATGGCTGATGGCGGCAACGGCAATCCGTGGACCGGAGTTGATGGAGCGTGGGGGTTTGGCGGCACAGACAGCAGTGACCAATTCGCAATGGTGGTTGGTGAAGGTGCTGGAGGTACCAATGGCTCTTTATTCCAGTCTACAGAAACGATGACTGCGAATACTGCTTATGGTTTAGTGTCCACGCTAGATACTGTTGCTGTCAGCACAGCCGATATATTAAAAATCTATAAAGATGGTGCAGAATTAGCAGGCTCTCTTACTGATGATGATGTTGACCCCGGCACACTTGTCGAAAACCAACTTGGAATTATTGGCGGCGAACAATTAAACACTTCAAATAATACTGTAAATAACAATGGCAGGCTTAGAGGAAGTATTTCAGACTTTATTATAATAAAAAGATTTCTTACAGATGGGGAGGCATCTCGTCTTTCTGAAGCCATATCCGGCCCCTAAGTCATTTTACCTTTTTTACAACTATTTATTGTAGCGTAATTTAGGAGTAAACTTATGTCATCAATGTTAGAAGAAGCAATCGTAGATGCACAAGCATTAAGAGAGGCTGCAATTCAAAGTGCAGAGCAGGCTGTTTTAGCTCGCTACTCTGGCCAAATTAAAGAAACTGTAGAATCTTTATTAGAAAAAGATGAACCAGAAGTAATCGAGGAGCAAGAAGGCCAATCTTATGGCAACGACACCGACGCCCCTAAAGACGCAGATGATAAATCAATCATAGAAGCACAACTAGATGAATACGATGGCAAAGCTTATTCATTTGGCGATTTATCAGACTCAAATAATTTTGAGTTGGAGCAGGATGAAGAAATTGAAATTGATTTACAAAAAATTGTTGCTGAATCAAAAGACGTAGTTGATGTAGATGACGCCAGCTTAACAGAACTTATTGAAGAAGGTGAAGAGATTGAACTAAAAGAAGATGAAATTGTAGAGGCAATCTCAGATATAATGGACGAGCTAGTTGAAGAAGACGACGTGCTCGCTGAAAAAATTAAATTAGACTTCGAAGCGCAGCCAAGAGGCTGGATGGCCCGTCCCAAATCAGAGTTGGATGAAGAGGCGATGCTTGATTTGTTGGCAAGATCCATTGCAGAAATGGAAATGGAATTAACAAAAGAACACAAACAAAAGGTTTCAGGCTTGAATAAGAAAATTCAAGGACTCAATGAGTCAATTGAGGCAAAAACCAATGAGAACGAGAGACTAGAGAAAGAAGTAGAAGAACTCTACGAAGCGGTCGATAGTCTCAAAACAAAATTTGACGAGATGACTCTCGTCAATGTAAAACTTTTATACACTAATAAAGTTTTAAACGACAGTGCTTATAATAGACGACAAAAAAATGAAATTGTCGAGTCGATTCAAACTGCCGATAGTGTAGAAAAAGCAAAGATAGTGTACGAAACACTTCAAAGCGCAGTTGGGACAAAGACAAAAGGTCCAAAATCTCTGAGCGAAGCTGTAGATCGTCGCACTAGCACTTCTATGCTCTTGAAATCTGATAAAAATCAGAAAAAAGAGTCTGATAACTTACAAGAATCTCTTGCTACTCGCTTAAAACTTTTAGCAGGGATTAATAATTAATAAGGAGGATTTAACGATGTCTATCGTACAAAAGTTAACAGAAAATATCGTTGAACGTGATCTACAGAAGGAAGGTGCTGCTCTACTTAACAAGTGGGAGAAGACTGGTCTTTTGGAGGGTCTCGACAACGAGACAAAGAAAAGTGGCATGGCTCGCCTTTTGGAGAACCAAGCCAAAGAGCTTCTTCGTGAAGCTTCAGCGATGCAACAGGGTGATGTTGAGGGCTTTGCTGCCGTCGCATTCCCAATTGTCCGCAGAGTATTCGGTGGCTTACTTGCCAACGATCTCGTATCAGTTCAGCCAATGAGCTTGCCAAGTGGTCTAATTTTCTTCTTAGACTTCACATACAGTGGTGACGGCGGCGCAACTGATACTCTCGCTGGTGTTGATCAGCGCAATGGTGTTGATGCTGGTGATTCCGTCTACGGTGGTAACGTCGTGGCCTC